ATGCTACGCCTCCCCAACAATTGCCGAGCTGGCAAAATGAGTGTTTTTCCAAAAAATTGGAAGACCCTAAAGGCTTCGACTAAATCTCACTGGTACATTTCCTATCGTTTTTACGATGATAACCTGAAGAAAAATAAGCAGGTTGTGATCAAAGGAATGAACGTGTATTCCGAATTGCCAGCTCGGCAACAAATAACTCAGGAGTTCCTGGATGATGAAATTAAAAGGCTACAGCAGGGCCTAAACCGGATAACAGACAAATACGTTGAACCGGTGCTTCCGGCAGATGAAATACCAGAGCTTGAACCTCAGTTAGAGGAAGACCTAACTGAACACACTCCTTTTATCTCAGCTCTTTATTTTGCCTTGCCACAAGTAAAGTGTGTTCGTTCCACCCAGATTGATATCGAAAGTGTGCTGAAGTATGTCCGTATTTCGGCCATGATTCTGGGGATCGCAGATATGCCGATTAGCCAGGTTAAGCGAAAGCACATTGTGAAGATTTTCGAAAAAACGAAAGAGATGAAACTGGCCATTCGAAGAAAACTGCAGGCGGAAAGCCCTGGCAATACCATAAAAGAGAACTGGACCGCAAATACATTCAATTACTACCGGGCCCACCTTTCGATGGTATTTAAGCGCCTTTTTAAAATAGAGGTAATTGAAACTAATGTGGTTGAAGGGATAGATAAAGAAAAAGCGGTTGAGAAAATCAGGGAGACGCTTAGCAAGGAACAGCGACGAATTATTAACGGATATCTGCGAGAATGCCACCCGAGCTTTTGGCGCTTCCTTCAGGTTTTTTTCCATTCAGGTGCCAGGATAAAGGAGGTTTTGAACGTAAGGAGATGCGATGTAGATCTCGACAGGCAGCGCTTTAAAATAACGGTACTTAAGGGGCAAACCTACCGGGAAGAATGGTGTGTGATAAAAGATATTATTCTTCCGCTGTGGGAAGAAGCCTATAACGAAACTGCTGATGAACAATATCTTTTCAGTGAGGGTCTTATTGCTGGCAACCATGCAATTCGCCGGGAGCAGATAACACGACGCTGGCGCCGGCACATAAAAAACCGTTTCAATATCACGGCAGACTTTTACTCCTTAAAGGCAAGCAACCTGGATGAGATCGCTGCTGAAATGGACGCCCGCGCAGCACAAGAAGCAGCTCGCCATGCAACACTTGCGGTTACTAAAAAGCATTATCTACCTGGTGAAGGGGAGCGAGAAAAGGAACGAATCAGAAGTGTAAACAATGCTTTTGCATAACAGAGGAGCGATTAAAATAAGTGGCTTCTGTTCGGTTAAGCATAAGGCATTTTATAATTCATTTCTTTTAAAATAGTCATCAAAAGCAACTTCAGCTGCCTGGTTACGATTAGGTAATGCGTTAATCCGTTCAGCCAGTTCCACTGGTAATGATAGCCAAACTCGACCACGCTTTTTGGGTCTGCCCGCCCCTTTCCTGGCACCACCGTTATCAGCCCTACCGTCTTTATTGATTTTCTTCATCTGAATATAATTTATCTTCCTCGCGCTCATGCAGGGCAAGGAAGTTCCAACAATCAATTAATATACTTTCGGCTTCTTCTTGGCTGCCTGGCTTATCTGTCGGGTCTAACCATTGCAGGTCTGTGTGATTGGCTTTCCAGTCGTCAAAGTCAATAAAATGACTATCAGGGTAATTGAACCGTAAAAACAACCGAGGGGACGTTAGCTTCAGAATAGCCAGCTGATTAGGGTATAGCATCAGATTTTCGCTGATGTAATACCCGTGATACCTCTCGGCATCATCGTCGGGCCTGTTCCTATAATCTTCGCTGCCTGGCGGCTTTGTCGTACTGAAATAAGGCTTAATTTCCATGGCCTGGCACAACCGCAGGTGAATGTCTATATCCCAGGCAAACCGGCCCGTTTCAATGCCATTGATGGTGTTTGCGGTTACGCCTAGGAAGTCGCCAAGTACTTCGATGGGAATCCCCATTTCTTCCCGGCGCTGCCGAAAAAAAGCTCCCAACTGCGCGCGTGCGGTCTTTATTTCATTCATAAAAAAATGCCCGGATACGCTCCGGGCAGGCGAGATATTATTCAATCTCTTTCTTTTCAATGTACGCTGTACATGCATCTAATGTTAGGCAATCCTCACCAAGATGGCGGCGCTTTTGCTCCGGCTCGCCTTCATAATAATCGTCTGCTAAATCTTTCAAGTATTCGCGAGCTTCTTTAATCGTGTCGAACTCTTTTTTGGCTGAAAATGAACCGTTGATGTGTTTGGCTGAACCCATCTTAAAAGCGTGAAGTGAGCTGAGTTGGTAAACAGTAGGTACTGTTGCTTTGATTACTACTTTCATTTTGTTTCGCGACTTTAGTTTTCTGTATGCTCCTGCGCCGGAGCCATTTGCTTTGTTTGATGAATCAAAGATATATCGAAAGATTGAATCATGCAACTAAATTCAATCTTTTTTTAAAAAATTCCCTTTTTGCTCACAAAAAAGCCACCGGCGTGAATGACCGGTGGCTGTAGCAGGTTTGTCGCTAGAATCACGCCGTTACTGCTTTATTAAAGGTACTGTTTTTACGCAACCCATTCCCTGAATTGCATAACATTGGCAGCATATGCCTCCGCCCGAGGGCCGCTGCCATTATACGCCTGCACAATCTTTTCAAGGGTACTTTGCTTTCTCGCTTTTCCGTTCAGCTCTTGAACCAGGTGCGCAAGGCAGTCGGTCATGTTGTACCATTTCTTCTCCTGAAAGAAAGCACGATCTGTCACGATATTCTGTAGGTCGTTCTGAAAAATCCCGTATCCTTTGTATAGGAAGCCAGCTGGTTTGTATCCGCCTGGTGCATCTACCTGCGGCATCGCGCGCTGTTTGTTTCCTTCGTTCACGAGCATGGCAGCCAGATCTTTCCCATATTTGTCTTCAAAATCTGCCCGGTTCTTCGGGAAAGCCGAACGGCCGGTGCCGGGTAAGTCGCCGCTGGCATCAAACACACAACGCTGCAGCACCACATCTGCCGGATATTTGTCTATCCACAGCAACCACTTGTACGCGGTCTCCTGGCATGCTATGGCGCACACCAGATCAACAGTCCACGGCGTGCCGGCAATGCCAGCTTTAATTACTTCCTCGAAGTTATTTTTTAGCCAAGCGGCAGCCTTCTGCGCCTGCTGTTTAGAAAGTGTATATTCCATATCAGAATCGAATTAAAGAGTATTGAATTGAGAAGCCGCCGGTAGGTGCCCATTTATTGCCGCTGTACCCGTAACCTATGAAAGGGCCAATGGACCAGCGCCCGGGTTGCTTCACAGGCACGCGAAAGCCGGTCAGGCCAGTGACACGCATATTGGGGTTAAGGCTGAATGCGTCGATGTAAACCTCCTTCTTGCCCAGTCCGAAAAGACCGGTTTTCTTTGTATAGGTAGTAATTACCAGGGAATCCTGCAGAGTATAATTTAAGATCGGTTTGGCGCCGATGGTCCCCTTTAACGATAACCAACGGTCGTTGTAATTTAGTCCGTACTCTTGCCGGCCACTATCCAGATAAATGGTGTCTATACGCGGCCTAACTGTTCCACTGGTCGTGGTGGTGATGCCGGTATAAGACTGCAGCTGATCGTCTTTGATCTTTAAGATTGCAGTGATGCTGTCGATCTGCTGAGTATACGCAGTCTTCAATAAAGCAATGTCGGCCTCTGCCATAATCTTTTCTCCATGCTCGCGCCCTGCTTCGTCCTTTTTGTGCTGCAGGGTATCGTTTTTTGTTTCAACCAGCTTCGTGAGCACCTGGTTCTGCTGCGCCTTTTTAAAGCAGGTGGTCAACGACATATAGGCAATCACAAGTAAAAGGGCTACTATGATCAACCTTTCTTTTTGAAATATCATCTTTGCAATTTTTCAGTTAATGAATCGACGGCCTCAGTCAACCGCTCTGTTGAATCACTCACACGGTTCAGTGCCTCGGTGCTTTTCTTTTCACACTCGACTACGCGATCGAACATTGCATCGTGCTTTTGCTCGTACTCTTTGCGCATCGAATCCATTTGGTTGCGCACCTCCCTTAGCTCTTTCATGAAATAGTACAGGAAAAAGCCAAGGGTAGCAACCATGGTTAGTTTTTCCCCCCAGTCCGGCAAGGCTAATTCACCGGCGGTAGCAAGCAACACGCATCTTTTAATCATTACTCCTGTTTTTAGAGGTTCGGAATTATCACTATCGCAAACCGATATTATAAACCGCCATGTACATTGCATCTGCTATGTATTTTGCTCCGCTTTGGGTCGGGTGAATATCATAGTCGAGTGTTTCCGTGAACGACGGATTAAATTTATCTGTGTTGTAAGGCTGTGTAAGAATTGCGGATCTCACATCGAAATGTGCCGCAGTCGGCACAACGATAACACCACGTGCCTTATATGCTGGCGTGTCAAATAGCGACAGTATGAAGCTATTCCAAACCTCCTGGTTATATTTCGCTCGTTCATAGCTTTCGAAATTGCCACCATAGAGTGAAAGGAAATGGCTGCCGGCAAATGTGGGCGTTACGGTGTGCAAAAACACCTTGATAAAGGGATCAAAGGCCAGCACACTTTCTACCAGGTCTATCATCTTTTGCCTGACTGAAGGTATATAAGTGTTGATCAAATCATCAGTATAGTTCCAAATTGCATCGTTCAGCCCAACGAAAGAAACAAAGCAGTCAATATTCTGACTGCCCGCACCATGCGGCTTATATGATGGGAAATAGTGATTGATGTAATACGAGAAATCAAACTTACCGGTAGATGGGTTGTAAAACTGATTGCGCGCATAACCATGGCTACGTTGTAGGTCGGTCAGGTTCGCGTCGGTGTCGCCTGTATGCCAACCGTTGGGCTCATTCTCTCCCCAACCTGGGTCCCACTGCTGATCCGCGAGAGGACGATCCGCACGATAGTAGCCCACAGGCGCCTCTGTATACCATTTGTAAGTTTCGCCGCTCCAGGCATCATCCTTTAACGCCGGGTCATTTGTTGAGTGCAAGCCAATCATATTGATTGTGGCTGTTGTGTCCTGTTTCAGGAATTGCCCAAAATATGTGCTTACGCCGTACAAATCAGTGAAGCTGTCGCCAATGGTAACAATGTTGGCCTTCCTGTTTTTTGAAGTAGTCGCATCTTTGTCGATTACATGAAGGGTTATGCGTTTTGCCGCAGCCGTATAAAATTGGTATATGTGAACGATCCTGATCTCAATGGTAACGGTACCGGCTTCGTCCGGCGTAACGTCCCATTTATAGGAATAACCATCACCGTACTGCGCATATGACCCGTCTGAATTTAGTTTTTGACACCGAACGTAATAATTGCCGTGCAAAAAGGCGTGGCTGAATTTGATCACGTTTGCCCAGTATATGCTGAACAGTTCGCCCTTGATAAGGTAGATATCAGAAGGCAGCTGTATTTCAAAAGCCGGCTCTTCAATCTTGCTGGCCGGAACAATTGCCTGCTGATAGCTTTCAAAGCGAGAGTTAACGATGTTCTCCTCCAGTTGCTGACGCTCGATATCAGCCACAGGCATGCTGATTTTGATAAAGGCACAACCTGCAGGCGTAGTAAACGATTTCATCGATGACAAGTTTGCAAACCCACTGATGTAGTTTTTGCTTGCATCATAAAACGGCACCTGCTGCGGAACAGTGAATGAGTAAATTGTATTTGGTTTAACTGAAATAAAATCACTTACAGCGAAGCTACTGTTCACTTCCAAAGCTCCAGTAGCCTGGTCTGCATAGTAACCCAGTTTCACCGTGCTTTTATTGAAAAGGTTCTTGGTACTCTGATCGCCAACCGGGAAAAAATTATCAGCGCCAATGATGTTTCCCGCCAATACGCCGAGGTCTTCGCGGTAAACCTGGTAAGGTTCATAGTTTTCTACCGCGGTACCCAACTGCAGCTGCTGGTCATCTACGTTACTAACCGGCGTGCTGATACGAACGTAAGCACAGCCGGCAGGTGTAGTAAATGTGGTGGACCCGCCTGAATTCGGGAACCCGCTGATGTAATTTTTATCGACATCATAAAAAGGAACCTGCTGTGGATATCTGAAAGCATACGTAGTGCCGGGGCTTACCTCAATGAAATCACTGGCAGTATAGCCGCTATTGGCCGTCAATGCACCCGTGGCGTGGTCGGCGTAATAACCATGTATAACAGCGCTTTTATTAAACAGGTTTTTGCCTGTTTTGATCCTGAAAGCCTTATCGTTCAAATAAACGACGAATGGCTCGTAACCGGTACCCACCACACCCTCCTGCAGAAGCTGGTCGTTAAGATTACTTACGCTTGTACTGATGCGAACATAAGCACAGCCGGCAGGTGTGGTGAACGTATTTAATGAGCTTTCGTTTGCAAACCCGCTGATGTAGGCTTTATTGGTGTCGAAAAATGGTACCTGCTGCGGGTGTACAAAATAGTATGTAGTGTTCGGCTTAACAGGGATATAGTTACTCACACTATAGCCTGCCAGAGGAACAAGGCCTCCGGTCGCATAATCAGCATAAAAGCCTTCAGTTATATCGCTTTTATCGAACATGTTTTTACCAGGTAACCCTTCGGCAAACGATCTGCGTACATTGGGGTCCAGGTACCGGTTTATGATTTGCGAATCACCCAGCTGCAAGCTGATTTTCAACTTTTGCCAGCTGCTGCCATTGCCGGAAAGAACGAGCATACCCTGCAGATCTTCGTCCGTTACCACAATACTGTTGTTTCCTGGATCTTTGAAAAACGAGTAAGTACCAGGACCGTCGGCAAAATAAAATCCGTCTGGCACCGCAGGGTTGGTACCGGTGTCGGCTATGCCTTTGAAATTAGCACTCATGGCCGTTCCGAATAAAGACTGCAGTGCAAGCAAAGTTGTTCTGAACATTTTGCCAGTAAGGGTATCGAAAACAGAAATACCCCTATCAACAGAAAGGGTCGAATCAAATGGCAATATATTATTGGTCTTACTCATTGAAATAGTATTGTTGATTTGTCATTATCGTTGATAGCCTGCTGATCAACGTCGATAATATCATTAACAGGGTTAGCTGTTAATGCCTGCAAACTTGCCCCTATTTGGAGAGCCAGTGTAAAAGCAAACGGGCCGGCCGCTCCGTACAATCTGCCTATTTTTTGGTTAGAGCCGTCGCTGTTCCATAACCCAATGAAAGCAGCCTTATCATCAGCAACTCCAATCGCCTGGCCAGTTGCATTATAAACGGTTACCGGAAATTGTGCAACCATATTACCATCTGTAGCCATCATACCTACAATTTTCGGCGCCTCGGGCACTATTCCCACCGCGATAGGGTTATCAATATATAGATCAAACCGCTCCATTAATTCCAATCATTTTCATGTTCGCAATTCCTTTTCCTGTCATACAGGCCAGGTATCCACGCAGACTTGCGCTGAATACTGATGCCATCGGTTTGCCTTGTGCAGCCTTTGCATGTATAAGTGGGAAAATTGCCTTTGTTTTCACACAGCCATAAATGCATTGCCTCGATAAGTGGATCGATACGTTCCATCATAAGCTTATCCATTTTCCACTTAATATCCTTCAACTCTACACTGGCCGCACCCTGGCCCTCGCCTGTGATGCTTTTTGGGTTATTCTGCATTTCACCTTGAGCGGTGAATCTGCTGAAATTGGTGGGGCTGGCGATGAACACTACAGCTTCAGCGCAAACCTTCCACAGGTATTCATTCCATAGCTCTGTATAGGCTGGCGTCTCCACCAATTCAATTGCGTTAACCATCTGCCCTACACTCAGCGTAATTGGCTCTGAATAGTTACCGGCATTTACTTTGGCCGTTAAATCATCAATGTTCACATCGGTAACAATCACGTTTTTTTGCCTGCGGAAATCCTCATACAGGCCCGCGCAGATGGCAGGCCTTACAAAACGATCCTCTGCAATCTGTATCGACTGCAGCAGCTGCCGGGGATCTGCATCCTGGTTAATTGGCCCCAGGGCGATTACCTCATCAGTTGTTATCAGCACCCTTCTCGGGAGCGGGTTCAGTCGGTACATCTTTATTGGTTTTGTTGGCTGCGGGTTTAACCTCAGCCAGGTAAACGCCATCTTTACTTTCATCGGGTGCCAGGCCGGCCAGCTCACGCGCTTCATTGACTTGCATAAACGAACCCGGGTCGATGTCACCCATGAACGAAAAGGGCATGGCAGACTGGAAAAAGAATTCGTATTCCAGCACGTCTTTTGCGCCAAACCATTCAGCATATATCTGCATAATGGGACGCACCACCTTCTCCAGAAGTTCGGTACGCAGCGGATTGAGCAGGGTTGCCTCTTTCACGTCATAAATAGACCGGATATATGCACTACCGGTACCGAGGCTGCCAGTCCTGGTGAAACCTGCTAGCAAGGCATCCCAGTTGTTGGCCGCAATAATCTTTTCCTGCACATGTTTGTCGAATTCAATAAACGAACCTTCCTGCTGTGTGTTATACGGCTTGAATTCAACATCATTCAACCCTTGCTCGGATGATATCACAGCGATGCGGCCTGTTTTGCCCTCGCCGATGTGGCTCATCATGATCTCCTTTGCATTTTTCTGCGCCTCTTCCTGCGTCATACTGCTTTTGAAGATCAGCATGCCGCCCAGGATCATGTTGTTGTCGAAATTGTCAATGTTGTACTGGGCAGATTTACCTTCCAGCACCTGGTGACGAAGGCCGGATACCGATGCCGGAAGGCCGTAGTGTTCCATGCCACTTACTTTGTTCTTAAAGTGCAACATGGTCCGTTTCTCCCCATTTTCTTCGAGCCATGGCTTATCGAGTGGATTGTCTGACCAGAGAGGTATTTGCCGGGCATTTTCTGGTATCATCTGGTACCGCTGCTTTGCCAACTGTTTACTGATCACCACCGCTGTTGGCTCGCTGAAATCGTCAGGTTCATTCAACCTGCAGAAAAGCATGGAGTGCAGGTGCACCTTCATGTACTTTTTTCCATTCACCTGGCCCAGTACAATTTCAATGAACTGGTTGCCCTGCGTACGCTCACCATCAACAATGTTCTTCAAAACCTCATTGAATGATTCGCGCTTGTTATTAACGCTTCTCATCCATTCAAGCAACCCGGGATTTGGGCTTTCTACATCACGTACCAACAACCCCTTACCCACCGTGCTGCGCGCGATGGATTCAATGCATGCGTTCTGTGTAACCGAAGTCATTCGCGCCTCTAACAGGAGGTTTGGCATGTTGTCTTTGCCTCCCATAAAAGGTATGTACTTGCGGCCCTGTACCACCTTGAACGAATCACCGCTGAAACGAATGGGTATAGGGTCCTTCGGATCAAGCCGAACCTCATTCCGCACGGTGAATTCCACACGCTGCTGCTTGTTCTGTTTTTTTTCCTCCAGCATTGATTACTGCTTTTCTGTGTCTGCCGGCTCCTGCGCGGCAGCTTTTTTGCTTTGCTTATCCAGGAAGGCCTGTTCTTTCAGAACAACGATTTCCTGATCATCCGGCACTTCCTCGAACATAACCAGGATTGATTGATCGTTGTGTGTTTTGCCCAGCTGCACCAACAGGTGCAGATCGTAGCGTTGCCCCAACGGAAGGGCGCTGTTATTGAATCCAACAACAGCGCCCTCGTAGGCCTTTTTCAGCTTTATAGCCATGGTAAAAAAATTAAGGTGCGATAAAAGGCTTCAGTGCGGCCATGCCACCGGTAAACTCGTAAGGACCGCGCAGGTAGTCGGCCTTCACCTGGAAGTCGTTGCCGTTGAAGTCGGTGAATTTTTTGCCGGTTTGGAACTTGCTACCGTCCTGACGGAAGCGGAAGCGCGGTATTTCCAGGCTATTCACATAGCGCTCACCGGCTACGAAAATGCTGCCGTCATTTGTTCTCCATACGAAAACAAGCTGGCAGCAAATACTGGCCAGGTCCAGTTTCTTGGCAAAATTGGTCATCTGCTGGCTTACGCGTGCCTGCCTGGCAGTGATTACGTAAGAGTAAGCAGAACTGCTACCGTCTGCGTTTGCCTGGGTGATTTCTACGCCGATCGTATCAACAATGGAATCGATGGGAAACAGGTAGGCGCCTGCTGCAGGCGATGCAGCACCGCTAAATGTTATTGTAGGTGCAGAGGTGTAGCCTGTACCGCCAGCGGATACCGTGATCGCTGTTACTACGCCGCCGGATACAGTTGCTGTCGCAGTAGCTCCAGTACCACCACCGCCCGTAATAACAACCGTAGGGGCAGTTGTGTAGCCAGAGCCACCTGCAGTAACACTGATGGCAGTTACTGCGCCGGTGGCTACAGTGGCCGTTGCTGTTGCGCCGCTACCACCACGGTAAGCAATGGAAGCGTAACCGGTAGCATTACCATCGGTATCAGCCTCGCCTTCTGTAAAATTGAAATCGTTGGCATCGCCAACCAGGAGTAAATCTGCACCGCCGACAACCGGGGTACAGGTCTGTTTAAATCCTGATACTGAACAACCTAACATAGGTAAAAATTTGAGGTTTGAATTTTGTTTACTTGTTGAGCGGGTTAGAAAGAAAGGCCGACTACTGAATGTTGTGGCGCCGCTATTTCGGTACCGGCTTTCAGGTGAATCTGGCGCTTCCATACGTTGTCATCATCCGACCACCATACGCGAATCGCTTCGTTTCTTCGTGGGCCACCGCCGTACTTGCTGTCAGCAGCATAGAGCCAGTTACCACGCAGTGTGAGAATAACAGCATGCTCAACTGTGCCGCCATTCATGGCCGCGAGAACGCCGTTCCATTTCTTCCACTTGATCTCAATGCCTTTGAAGTACATCTTCGCAGGAAGGCCGGTTTGCTTTTCCACAACGCCCACAAAACCGGTTGCCAGCAGCCATTCGTAGTATTTATCAGCGAGCTTTTTGTCTACGTAAAAGGCTTTCAGGTCGTCGTCGAAGTTGTAGAGCAGAGAATCCTGCGCATCATACGCAGTCATCAGCTGATCGTGCGCCTGCTGTGCGGTGAGCTCGCCGGATGGAATAGTGAAAGTCTGTGACGCCGGGATGGTGCCATCGGCAATATACTTGGCATACTTGGTGAAAATGCCGTCGAACTTGTTCCAGGACCACATGCCGTTAACATCCGACTGGCGGGTAATATCGCCAAAATACTTGTTCGTGTAGATGTCAGAGGCAACGCCTTTCTCCAGCATTGGCAGTACCTTCTCGCCAAAGATGTCGAAGTTTTCCTGCTCGTAGTCTTCGAACGCGCCCTGGTAGAACTCTTCCTGGCAGTCTTCGGTAGCTGCATACAACTTTTCAGTTGTGATATAGCGGGCACCGAGACGACCTACAGGTGAGTAAATCAGCTTACACGTGGCATCACGACGTTTCAGAATGTTTTGGCCGCCGAAGAGGTCCATAATAGGACGGCTATGAACCACGTCGTCCATAATTTGCCAGTCACCTTCTTCAGGGCTGGGGATCACCACGCTGCCGGTTTCTCCGTCGATAACATCAGCGAACTGCGGCATTACGATCAGTTCGTGCATCGCTTTGGGTTCAACGCGGTAAGGAGTTAATTGAGGCATATCAGAATTTTAAAATAGGTTTGAGAATGTGTTTTTATTTTTCCATCACGAATGCGCCAGAGCTCAGGCTGTTCATGATTTTACGAATGCTGCCATCTTTGGCCAGGCCTTTTGTGCTCACCACTTTCACAGTCATGGCCAAGCCGCGGTCGGTGTTCAGTGTGCTTGTATCGATGGCAACAGTGGTGGCCGCATTGAGGATGTAGCCCTCCACTTTATGACCATGGTAGTCGTACACTTCTACATCTACAATCTTCCTGCTATCGCCAGACGGGTAGGAAGTATTGTCGGTGATTGTCATTGTACCCTTTCCTCCGCCTGATGTCACAGTAATAGCCGTTACAGCACCACCTGATACTGTAGCAGTTGCCGTAGCTCCACCAGGAAGGCTTACTGTGGGAGCAGTTGTGTAGCCAGAGCCACCTGCAGTAACATTAATCGCAGTCACACGGCCACCGCTGATTACAGCTGTTGCGGTGGCACCGGTACCACCGCCACCGGAAATAGTTACTGCAGGAGCAGATGTATAGCCTACTGTATCCAGGGAGAATGCCACTGCAGCATTCAAGTTGTTTTGTGGTGCGGGATAGTAATTGAGAACCCCGCTGTTATCTATCGATTGCATATTGCGCTTTTAACGATTAAAATTTGGTTTCAGTCAATGTTTCAGCTACGCTTCGTCGCTCCAAACTTTGGCGCCGGAAAAGCGGTTGCGTGGATTGATTTTGCGCGCCTGGTTACCGGTCTCGTCAACCTTGGTTTTGTTGCCAAGCTTGCCAGCTAAAGCAGCCGTGAGCGTATTTGACAGGTCGGTAATGGATTTCGTGAGGTCTTCCTTAGTCACTGCGTTTTTGGTCGCTTCGGTAATCGCGTTTTTGAAGGATTCAGGAACTTCTTTCAACGCATTACCTACAGCCTGATTAACCAGCTCCTGTATTTTTTCGTCAGTTGGCACCTGGTCTTTCAGCGTGTTCACAAGGCTGTCGGTAAAGCCTTTGAAAGCGTCCGTTACTGCAGCATCATCCTTTTTATTGGAGAGGCCCAGTTTTTCCAGCACGTTCTGCAGGCCCGCAGACACGGCTTCCTCTATTTTTTTGAGGTCCATATTGGAATTGTTTGATTGAATGAATGAATTGTATGCTGTGAGCACTGATTTATTTGCATATTGCCAGTGCTCAGGCTTTATTGAATTTTTGAAAGTGGCCTGACCGGTTACGTTTTTTACAAACCCTTTTTCTTTGGCTTCTTTGCCGGTCATCCAGGTTTCTTTGTTCATCTGGGCAGAAATCTGTTCAGGCTCCTGGCCAGTTGCATTTGCGTAGAAGTCACGGATTTGGTTGTTGAACTTGCGCATTGTCTTGGCATAGTTCTCAATGATGTTGACATCGCCCCATATACCGCCGCTTACATTATGAATCATGAACCAGCTGTTTTCAGACATACTGCTGTTTTTGCTGGCCATAACGATGTACGTTGCAGCAGAAGCTACAATACCAATGCCCTTGGTATTAACCTTAACGCCCTTACTCTGGAGTTCAACCAGGTAGTCATGCATTGCCATGGCATCGCCTACGTGGCCGCCGCCGGAGTTAACGTTAACGTTCAGCTCTTTCGGCTTTGCTGCATCAATCTGATTCCTGAATGAACGAAATGATACTGAAGTTTCATCGCCCCAAAATTCGCGGAGAAGTTCCTGGGTAGGTGCGTCAACGATATCGCCATCGATGTTGATATCGAGCACATCGTTGCTTTGATTTGCGAGGGAAAAAGTAAAACAGTGCAGTTGAGGCGTCATGCCTCAAAATTGATATTAAAATAATAATTGTATAATTATTTTACTCTTTTGTTTCTGAATAAGTCAGACACTTTTTGCAGCGGTATTCAGCCTGGTTTTTGGTCACATTGAGGCGAGTAGCAATTTGATTGAGTGATTTGCCGCGAGTTTTGAGCAGGCAAATCTTTGCAGAAGTGATTGTTTCCTCACCAACCAGCTGCACAAAGGCAGCCCAATCGACCAGCGCCAGCTGCTGCAGGTCACGGTCTAAATCAGTATAGTATTTATCATCTGTCCTCATGTCGTTGGTATGCTGAAGTTTGCGCCTTGGTAGGCAGTTTGAATAATAGTGGGCGTGCCGGTAGTGTTAATTGCCATGGCGGCATTTTGAAAGCCGGTAACTTTCGCAAAGCTGGTTCCATTGGCATTCAACGTTAGCCCGGTGTAGTTGCGGACCTCTACTGTTGAATTGCTGGTATCATTAATGGTAATAATTGTGGTGGTGTGGTCTTTCGCAGTAAAACACAGCGTGCCGGTATCATTCACTGTAATCGAAATCGATGAATTGTCGAACGTTTTTATCTCAGCGAAGGCCGTATCGTTAACCTCCAGCACCAGAGAAGCGTTCCGGCCAACCCAAATATTAACTGCATTTACACCGGTTAAAGTCACAGTAACCGCTGCGGTACCAATGATGGTAATGTCACCTGCAGGATTAAGCAGCGATACCGAACCTGTCGCATATATGCCAGCTGCATTCAATGCCGTTTGATCAACATCAGAAATTAACGCATCGGTGACGCCGCCACTTTTTAAAAGCCACAGCAGCGGGTTTATATCGACCGTGCTAACGGCCATGGCGGCGGCAATCAAAGCCGGATAATCGCCCGCGTTAACTGCCTGGTGAAAAGCCGCACAGGTGCCAAGCGGCCGAGACAACAGCAGCACCTGCGCTTTTACTTCAGCGAATGTTAATGGTAACGCCATTATAACCTCCCTATTTGTGATTGAATAGAATCCTTCCTTTGCTGCGCTGTCATTTCCCGGCTCACCACCTGCACTTTGATGTTACGCACTTGCTGGGCAGTATCGGCGACCTGCTGGCTCGTGCTTGCCACCATGCTCTTTAATTCAGCCATTTCCCGAGCGTTATATGCGCTGGGCTGATTGGCGGCAGTGCCGAGGAATGCACCGGGATTAAAGGGCGCTTGCAGGCGCTCGCCCAGCGGGAAATCACCCAGCGGCCGGTAGGCGATACCACCGCCGGCAAAACCAGGCACTCCGGCAGCAGCGAACGCCGCCGGGCCTCCCATTGCCCGCTGCTGCGATTCGTTCAGTATAACCTCACCCTTTTTTACCGTGGCAAAAATGTTGTCGCCGTTGGATGTGGCAGGCATGTTGGGATCTGTAGTTATCAGTCCATTGCCCACATCAGCAACGCGACCACCACGGGCAAACTGCGCGGCATTAATTCGGGTAACGTTCAGGCCAAAGTTTACCAAGGCCAGTGCAGCCTGCACGCCGTACATAATGGCGCCGGCAGCACCCAGGGTAGCGATGTTTAACGGGTTCGGAGCAAATGCAATCACCGCCAGGTTTGACAGCTGGGTGGCCAGGTTGATTTCCGCCTGGGCAATTTGCATTTTCTTATTTTTCTCGAATGCTTCTTTTTCAGCGGCCAGCTTTTTGGCAGCAAACTGTCGTTCGATTGTGTCCTGTTCTGCAGCGCTTTGAGCTTTGCCCAGCGTAACGCGTTTTTCGGCATCCAGCTGCCGTTCCTTCAGCTTCAGGCTATTCTCAATGCTTTGTCGCTCAACATCGAAATAGGATTGCATTGCGTTCTGAGCGGTAGCATATGTTTGCTGAAGTGTGTCGCCTAATACTTTCCTCAACTCCGCTTTTTTCTTGATATCATCATCAGAATCATTAGCATTTGGAACAAAGGCAGTTTTAAAGACGGAAGTTACACCGGCCCGAATCAGCCCAGGTACATCATTGATATTTTTAAAAAGGTCATCCTTGGTGGCATTAATAATGTTTTGCCTAAGCAGGTTTTGCAATTCAGCTATTTTCGACACGTACTTCTCGTAAAAGTCTGCATACTCTTTATCGCTGATCTGTTTTTTTGCCAGTAAAGATTGATATATAGGCAATTGTTTTTCCATTGTAGCAGTTTCAATACTTAGTGTTGAAGCCTGCTGTTGTGTATCAATTTCGCTTAGGGCACTTTCCTTTTTATTGTTAGATTTCTTGCTATTTATTATACTTAGCCGCGCCGCGTCGAAAATTTGATTCGCTCTTCCTATTGCATCGTCTCCAAATTTCTGTTTATCTTTTATTTCCGCATTCAATTCTCCTAAACGCTCTTCCTTTATCTGCTTTGTAATGGCCCTTATAGCCTGTGCCCTCTCCAGCTCATTATCCTTCGACTGCTGAACATATTTTCTTTCAAGCTCATTCATTTGGGTGTTGAAACCATGCTGAGCAGCCAGTAACTGAAAATTGGCTTCCTGCCGGGCAGCTGATCTCGCGCTTTCAGTCGAGTTGGGATTATCAACAACAAGGTCCCGCTGCGCTTCAGCTGAACGCTTGGCCTGGTTAAGATCATCCTGAGCACGCTTGGCCAATATATCAAACAGCTTTTTGTTCGTCTCCTGTTCCTGGGTAATACGATCCAGTTGCAGTTCTGCGTACACTTTCTTTTCTTCTGGCTTTTGCTTGCCTTTGAGCAACGACAGTTTCTGGTCAATATACTTTTGATTAATGGTAAGCATGTTGCCCAGGTAAGTAGCCTCATCCACTTCGTTTTTAGTTCTCCTCAGCTTTTCTTCTGCGAGGGCTAAATCGCGCGCTGCGTCTATTTCTTTAAACTGGTCTTTCTGTTCTGCAGTTAGCTTGGAGGCGCCACCGGATGTTGGATTTTTAGGCTTTATTAAGTCCTGCACCTTTTTTTGGAGATCGAGCAGGTCCTTGTATTCCTTACTGGCCACTGCAGTAGATTTTTTCTGTGTTTCAATCTGCTGCAGCAACGTCTTGAAATCGGCCTCAGTACCGTTGTTATCTACCAGCTCTTTAAACCGATCAAAAACACTCTGTTTAGGTGAGCTGCCCGCAGGCGCTGGTGTATTCTGTTGCTTATATAGACTTGCGTATATTTTGGTAGCCTCATCTACCACCCTTCCCTGCTGCTTAATTTCCTCATTCAAGTTTCTTATGGCTGCGGTAAAATCTTTATCAGAGATTTTTGTTTTTCCGAATATGGCAATGGTTGCCTTATCCAGCCCATTAAGACTAAATGCTTCTTTTTCATCGTCGGTAAGCGACTGGTAAGTGCCGCCGCCGGTGCTCTTTTTTATTTCCAGCGATGTGCGAACATTCTGCAGCTGCACAAGCCTATTATACTGACTGCTTTGCGTTGCCTGTGCCGCCTCCAGGGTCGCTTTCTTTTCCAGGTTGCTATTATATTCCAGCAGCGCCTGGTTCAGGTTGCCAATATTTATTTTACCATCAACAAGTGTTTTCTGAAAAACCGGGTCAATGGTAATAAGGTCCTGCAGCGCCTTTCGCCTTGTTTGCTCCGAAATTGTCAGGTCTTTCACGACGTTGGCCAGTGTCTTCGCCTTCAGCTCCTGATCAGCTACTGCTTTGGCCACCTGGGCCTGAATGTCTTTATTAAGCTGAAGTGCAATATTGTGGCGTTTAACTGCTTCAGAGGCATCATCCAGGCTTTTGCTGAATGCTTTAAAAGCCACAGCACTTAACCCCAGCAGTCCCAGTATTATTTTGAGAGGCAACCCGCCAATGGTCACCCCAAACAACCGAAGTGTAGCGTTTGCTGCGGTAACAGCGGCATTGAGCAACCACACCGCAGCTGTAAAAAGCGTTTGGGTAATGGTGATAGCCGCCAAAGCTATCCTGCCGGCCAGGAGTTGGACATTTACCAGGATGAGCTGTCCACGTTGAATAATTAACGCCTGATTAGCCACAGCCCAGCCTGCTGCGTAAAAGGCCAGCACGGTTATGATAGGGCCCAAATTGGTAAGGATAAGGGCCAACAAGCTTGCAATTGACCCCAGCAACACCTGAAAAGTCCTGTTTGCGCCAATGAGCTCAAATTGTTTGGCAATACGGTCCAACGTGGCGGCAAAAGTGTGCTGTTTAATTTCGTTGGCGGCAAGAATTGATGCCTGATCGCCGAATGCGGCATTTGCATCACGTACACGCTTACGCATATACTCTGCATTACCGGCGATATCACCCAGCACGCCCACCACCCTTGCGCCATGGATACCGGCAGCAGTGAAAGCACTGGCAATTTCTTCCAGGCTGGCCTTATCCTTTTTGAGGCCTTCAGCTACCTGAATAAGCGCCTCAACCGGGCTTTCATTCAACGTTTTTGTGAACTCAGCCACGCTTTTGCCCGCAACAGCAGCATACTTCGGAACGTCTGCAAAAATCTTTATGATTAATTGTGAAGAAGCTGTTGATGCCGTTTCAGAGCGCTGCCCCAGTTCCTGGATGGCGGCGCCAAGCCCCAGCACGTTCTGGATAGACACACCGGTGATGCCGCGCACACCCGCAAGACGTTCGGAAAAGTCGATCAGGAACCTACCGGTAGCAACGCCCGATGACGTCAGCTTTTGGATTGCAGCGCCGATATTCCCGATGTTATCTGCAGTTACGTGCTTATCCTCGCTGTACACGTTAACGAGTTTCACCAGGGAAGAAACAGCTTCATGCGGGTCACCGGCTTCCTTACCCAGTACCACAAACAGCTGATCCAGTGCCTTCGTCACGCCAGTGATTTGATCTGCAGCAACACCCTTCTTTGCCACAATGGTTGCGATGTCCACAAGGCTGGCCAGCGATGTGCGGGTATCCAGCTTCTTAAGGCTTTCCACCAGGTTTTCCGCAGCATCTTTGGACCCATGCAGGTAAATCTGCAGCTGCCCGATACTATCCGACAGCTCGGCGTTTTGGTGTATTAAATTGCGCACGCCAGACACTGCTGCTTGAAAACCAACATACCCGAGCAATACCTGTGCAATGTCATTTTTTAAATTCTTAAACCCCTGGCTAATGCCGGCGACAACCTGCGAACCGATGCTATTGGTGTCATTCAACGTTGAATTGATTGCATGCAGGTTCGCTTCCAGTTTCTGCTGGTGCTCAATGTTGTGTTTGAGCTCGGTGTCAATTTTTGAAAAGGCATCGCCGCCGGCGGCCTGTGCCTGTTTATAGGCTACAACGAGGTCCCTGTTCTTTTGTATTATTTGCCCAAGCTGATTATTGATGTCATCCCTTTGCCGCTTCAACACGTCACTCAGGCCAAGATTTTTGAGCGCATTGAGAATACCGGTCTTATACTCTCCCACCAGCGTGCCATCCGGTGACAATGTTCGGCTAAACTCATCCAGCTTTTTCTTCGCGTCAACCGCTTCCCTTTTTACTTTTTCAAAGCCAGCTGAATCGCCGGTGCTTTTATCAAACAACCGGTAAGCCTCCTGTGCCTCACGAAAAGCCTTCAATAAGGCGTAATAGTTTTCTCCTACCGCTTTCGCCGAATCAGCCTGCTGCTTATTGCGCCGTTGCTGGTTAGCAATCTGCCGGTCCAGCTCTTTATCCTGATCCGACAGGGATTTTGCTCGCACCGCAGCAGCCTTGGCCGCCTGGAGCTCCGCGTCTGCACTGAGCTTTTCCGCGCGGGCCAGAATCTCCGCCTCCTTGGCCGATTGCTGCCGCTGCTTATCCAGGTTCTTCATTGCCGTTTCCAGCTCCGCAATGCGTGCTGTCAGTTTGGAAACGGCTTCAGCGTTACCGGCAGCAACAGCCTTTTGCAGCTGCTCATCCGTTTTGCGCTTGGTCTGGTCCAGCTTATTAAACGCCGCGGTGAGTGCCTGTACGTTCTTCAACGAAGATTCAGTGCCTTGCACCTTTATATCATACACACGATTCACTAATGACTGGTTCTGTGCCATGGTCTACTGTTGAGGTATATCAGACGCCAAACACATCAGCGGCTGGTATTTGGTTTCGAAAATGTCGGTTGTGTTGGGGGTTCCGCTTACACTGTTTGCGGATGGGTATACAGCATTGAAGTCATCTGCAGTAATAGGTGACCACTTACGCAAGCTGCACTGCGTGCTTTGGTCGTTACTGGGCCGATAATTCTGTATTTCAACCAGCTCCCAACGCTGGCCAGTGGCTATGATGTGCTCCCGGTGCAGAATATTGCCCACATCCTCATTGTTCAACCGGAAGCTAGTAGTATAGTATTGGCCATTGCGCATGATAGCCATGCGCTGCAGGAAGAAGCGGCGTGTGAGGCCAACTGCATGCGCGCTACCAATCAGCTCGTCACAATAAGAAAGGATTGGATCATTTTCCCCGCCGGCGTTATAATTAACAGAAAATAGGAATGGAATGGTTGTGCGGTTTGTGCCGTTAAAGCGCCAGCCACCAACGCCGCTCACTTCACCTTTGTACCAGGCTATTTTCGGCTGAAATGTATTCGCCGCTTCGCTGGCAGAGGTGTTACTGATGTTTTCCGGAATTATACAAATCAACTGCGGTGCCTTACCGGTAATTCCTTTCCAGTTTGTTTCAACGTAATGCATGCAAGGTGAAAAGAAACTGTTCTCCATTTCCGTCACATCCTTGTTGAACCGGTCGGGTAATACATATTTGCCAGCTCCCAGCATGCTCTTCGTAATAGCCCAAGCGTTCAATGAATTGGTAATGGTATCCTGTTTATACTGGTAGTTGGTTTGAATTCGGTCTGCCACCACTTTCAGGCAGCCGTCTGAAGCATCGTCACGGAAACGGAATACAAATTCCCGGTTGGCATCGCTGTACAGCTGCAGCTTTGAGGCCTGGCTAAGATCCTGTTTAAAGTTCCAATCCAGGTAGTTGCCATTCATGTAACCTCCTGTTTTGTTTGCTTGGCTGTGCACCAGGCTGTATGCATGCATGGGCTCAATGTAAAGCACTTTGTTTACCGGATCTGCCTGCGGCTGAAGATTGAACAGATCAATCAGGCCTTTAAAGAAGTCTGTGAATTTGTATTGCTTAAAGAATGTGTAATCAGAGAAATTTATCAGGGCGGAATTATCCAGAGGCGTTTTAAAATACTCGAATTTAAACGATACAACACGATACTTCAATTCAACGCTACCCAGCTTTGAATCGAACATATGGGCCAGCAGCCGGGCACTTATATAGTCGCCTTTCGAAACCGTGGTGGAAAAAAAAGCAGTGTTATCACCTGCGAACGCCCCGCCGCCAATCGTGATGTAGGCAGCATCAACCTGGACCAGATAATCGAATGAGCTTCCCGTGATCTCATTTACAACAGGCACACCATTCTTATACCAGTAAACAGCAACATTGCCATCGCTGTTACCCGTTGCATGGCCTGAATAATTTAGTTCTAATGATAGCCCGACCCGCTGTTTTCCAAAATCAGCGTTGTTTTGATACGTCCAGCGCATTTCCTGATTGTTCTCTATGTAGCTGTAATCAGCGAACGCCGGTCCGTTGGCTATTGCATTGTTGTCAAACGTACCGACCAGTGAAGGGTCAACCAGCACATTTGCCGGTAGCCATTTATCTTGGCTGCCACTTTCATAAAGGTAATTGCCGGCATCGTTGACGTTTTTGGTCATTGCAACAAACTTGTGAATATCTTGCTTCGTGCCGTTACTGGACGGGAAGGCACCAAAAGTCCAGGGCATTACCATGCGCCTGAAATAATCAGTATCCATAAAGTCAGATTGTATCCGGTACCCGATGCTTTTAAAAGCATTAAACAGTATCCAGTAAACCGAAAGCGAAGGGCATAGGTACGATGGGTCTGTGTTGTAATGCGCGTTACGCTGGTCTGTGTTGTCCAGCGGATCGAAGGCAATATTATCAAAGGGCAGCATGTACCGCACCGGGGCGAACACGTAGGGCAACTCTGCACTACGGCCGTCGAATGACCAGCTGGCCATGATGTTAGCCGTGGAGTAGCCGAAACTGATACCTTTCAAAAAGTCGTACAGGGTGGTGTCTTTCAGCGCAATGATCCAGTCTGCATTATTCCCATAGATATTCATTTCGTATTGCTCAGGCCTGTCCGTATGCGTTGCACTGGTAAGTAATGCCCTGCCTACCAGTACCTCCACGCCACCTTCCTCAACAACACACTTCCTGAAGGTTTTAAAGGCCTCTCCGGAAGTGAGGTCCTCAATACCAGCGTTATGAAAGGTGTTGAGCAGCCGGTCATTGGTAAGCGTGGCCGGCAGCTGCACGCTCAATGCCTCCGCTGACGTTTTTACCTGGAAATTGTCAGGATCTTCCAGCTTATACGATATTGTTACTGGAAAATCATCAACACTGTTAATGTCTGCCTGCTGGTCGTCGATAAGCAGCCGTATGTTACTGGTCTGTGGCATTAAGTACGGATTGAATAGTTCTGGTTACCTAATTTGAATTGCATAACGAACGTGTATACATAGTCGCCCGAGGCCTGGTTTTTCTGTTTGTCAATCTTGGACGAGTTGACAACAATTGGCAAGTACGAATCTGGCTGCCCCTCGGTACCGGTCCATTCTACAAAGGCCATTGGCGAATCTTTGAGCTCCTGAAGCCATGACAGTGCATCTTCGGGGTACTGCCTGCTACGTACCTCATACGTATCATTGCTGCGGACGTTGAAGCGCTGCACTGAAGTAGCCGTTTTAGTCAGCGGGTAAGGCAATGGCCGCACATACTCGTCGTTTTTGTCTTCATGAGTGATCTGTGCTTTTGGAAAGGTAACTGCGTCAATGGTACCCAGGTAATTGAGGAAGTGCACCCGGCAAATATCATTATCAGCATCTATCACTTTGTTTACACAGGTGGTTAGAATTAGCGTTGAATCTGCGTTCCAAAGCTCCAAAAAGTATTCTTCAATAATAGACCAGTCCAGGGAATCGAACAGCGGCCGCAGGTTCTTAGGACCATTGGGTAATGAATATACACCAGCCTGCAAAGTGTCACCTACCAGTGTTTCTCGTTCGTTATAAACGCCTGTTCCTTTTATCTTGTATTTTATTCGCAGGAGCTTTAATACCTGGGCCTGCGTGCTTACAAATGGATAACTGTCTGAATCATTCAGGCCAACATTGTACCGGTATGGCCGGTGCGTTAACGGTAATGCATGCGTGGCAGCACCAGGTGTGAACGTGTTGGCAAACTGGTAACGCAGGTGCGTGGCCAAGTCCTGATTGTCTGTATGCTGCAGCTGGCAGTTTAATACAAAAAAACTGTTCGATTGTGTGCCCGTACCTGGTACAGGCGATGTCCCACCGGTACCCTGAACAGGTACCGTGCCTTCCGGTACAATAAACCCGTTTGGATCATATCCGCTACTTCTGAACCGGCAAAAGGTGGTTGCCATTGCATGCTGATACCAGTATATACCGGGATAGCCGTTATCCGCTATTGACGACTGCAAAAACTCCTGCGCGGCATCCTCGATATCGAAAAACCAGTCGCTGTCTGTGCTATTAAGCTGAGCATACTGAGTTTTAGCTACGGTTTTATAATACGTGCCGCCAAAATAAATATCGCAGTATACAACGGGTGGCACGGCCTGGCCGTCGGTCCTTTGCGCCCGCACAGTGAGCGCTACGGGCCGGTATGCTGCAGTCAAAGCGTTTGCCGCCGGCTGTGTTATGATGGATACGATTGCCATTACACTATCCCGCTTTTTGTTTTATTGAATTCAGCATCCAGCTCACCAATAACCACGTTATCGATCATGCCGGTATACCTGTTATCGTTTTTGTAAAAGGTGTCAGCGACTGATTCCAGCCTGTTCCCGGTCTTGGAGAATTGGTAGCTGTTGCGTGTGGGCATCCCTTCCTTTTGCTGCTTTTTCAGTATCGCAATAGCCACCTTTGTGGCCTGCTTTCCTTTGTATCCCATGCGCAGCTGTACATACCTGGTCATGGCTGCAATGGAAGTGGCATCAATAGCGATATGGTTACTAGGAACGCCCTTCTCCAGATCTTCGATATAACCCAGTGCAGTCGCCTGCAGGTCTACACCGTCCGGCAATTGCGCAATAGCGTCATGCAGTGACTGCTCCAGAGCGCCAGTAAGAAAGTGGCCCTGCAGGCGCAGCTCCTGCTTAATGTTGCTGATAATTTCCAGGTTTAACTGGCTGAGTTTACCGGTATTCATCGTTCTTGCAATTGAAGGTTTTCAAGATGCGGTTTAAGCCTGCGCCATTGCTCCAGTATGTGCCCGCGGCATTTGTGACAACCAAAGTCGTCGAACTCGCCGGCCGGGTCCAGGAACTCTTCGTACACATCGAAGAGGTATTCCATGGGGCTGTTTTGCTCCTGCAGATTCACGGCCTTATCGATAAACCTTTCCTGCAGTATTATTTTCCTGATTCGCGCCGGCACCCGCCTGGCCGCTATGGTCAAAAAGTCTGGCATCAGTGTTTGTGTATTGGGTGAATTTCTAATGGGGGTACGGTGATCTTGTTCAGTACATCATCAGGATAATCATTCAGCTGGCAACCGTCCGCATACATGTTGATGAGAAACTGTAGTGATACACCGGTAATATCGTCGCTGCCGAATCTGCTGATGCGGGCAATCTCCGCTGGTCGGTCGAAATCAACGTTCAGCACACTGCGCATGCTGACAGGCACTCCTTTCAACAGGGCGGCACTTTTCAGGATTACCTGCTGCAGCAACACCCAGAAATTGCCGGCACACTCCTTCATGTCCTTCCAATCTTCCCACACCTGGTGCTTGCTGGTGTTGGTCGCAGCATCGGGCGCCTTCAGCTGGTTGGTGCCGGATACAAACGACTTGCAAAGGAAAAACAGGGTGAAGCTGAACTGCTCCCAATCAGCGCCATTTACCTTTACCAGCCTACTGCGGGGTGTGATGCACACACACAATGGGTATTTCTGCAAAGGCGTTTTGCTGCCACTTGCCGGATCGCTTATGTAGGCGCCCAGGTTATTTGTATTGAGGTCATACCCATAATCAGGCGAAACATGGTACCGCCCCTGCATTACAGATGACTGCAAAAGCAACTGCTTAAACAGCCCTTTATCCCGGTCGTATAAAAAAAGTTCATCCATTGTTGTCTTCATTTAAGATGCCTAAACGAGCTTTGCGATCGCAATTACATTTTCTCTTCTGCCCGTCCCGCAGGAAAATCAGCAGCGTGCTAAGCACCACGTTAATACCGGCAGCGATGGCCAGAACAAACGGCACTGATGTTAGGTGCACTTCCCAAAAGCCGACCCTGTTGCCCAGATACAGCACCAGGTAGCCCCACCAGGGTGTCATACATGCAGGGCAGTCATAAATAGGCTTACGCAGCCATACAGGTGCATTTTCCAGCAGGTAATGCACCCAGGACAGAATCATTCCATCCCAAGTACAGGCGTGCAGGAAAAGCACAATGAGGGCAATTGATAATATTACACTCATGCTTCACCCTGGATTAAGTGAATACCTGGTTTGTTCTGCATAATCTTGAACCGCTTGATCAGCTGGTCGCGCACCGGCGCAACCTGGGCTTCCCATTGAGCACCTATGGCCGCGTTGAGCTTTACTAAATGGGCGAACTGCTGAGGGCTTATATGGAAGTCAGCCGGAGTGCGCGCATCAAGATTGTTTGCCAGCACCATCACCACGTTGAGGTTTATTCCCTGCGGTATGGTTTCAAACAACTGCTCGTATTTATCCGCTGGTACCTGCAGCTGCTGGATACTGGCCTTGCACAATGCCTCTTTGGCAAACCCATACCATTCACTTAGTTCGGGTGTCCAGGACATAAAGTGTTTTTCCAGTTCGTCGTTAAGCTGCTGGCCAAATTCGATTTGTTGCTGTCTGTTCAATTGTAGTTGTTGCATGTTATGTTGTGGTTTTGTAGGCATTTTTTACCGCGACATCGAAGTCGCGTTTCTCGCTGGCAAAAGTCAATACCTTAAAAGCCTTTGCCTGTTTTGCACACTCAATACTGTCAAGGCCGCTGCCCGGTATGTCAAAAACCTTTGTCTCTGCGATGGAAGAAAGGAAGTTTATCCATCCCCATTTCTGATAGTGTTCCGTTAATTCAGGTTTGGCATCTCCTGCACTTCCTCCTGCGAATACGCTAAAGTGGTCATCCAGGTATGCACACAGATGGTCAAAAAAAAAGCTACCTGGCACACGTAAGGCATAGGTAGCTGCTGCATCAACGTTAAGCGCTCACCGCCTTCAATTACCATGTCATCCGTAAACGCCTCGTCCTTTTTCCTGAAGTAAACCGCGCACAGATATGGCATTGCCTCCCAGCGGCCTTTCCCCAGCGTGTGCAGTTGCCGCATTACTTCTTTCGCCGTGATTACCTCGTTGAATGACATCGAGCTCGCCGGGTTGATCTTAAAGTCCTGGATAGTCCATTCATCTCCATTCCACAGGACTGACGCCGGCAGCTGCTGCGCCTCGGTGAATGCCTGCTGCAGGATTGAACGAAATAGCCGGTACCGGTCAAGCAAAGGCTGTATGAGTGGCGCCTGCCGCACGTCGAAAAGGTCATGCTTGGTCCAGAAGGAAAACCAGGCCAGCGCCTCATTGTCGATATGGGCATCGATATCCATTTGCCGCAACAGGTCGGTATCATCCTGATCCCCATCATATTCCTTTTTGGCAATTACTTGCATGGCCTCATCCAGCTCACGGCCATATTGCTGGTGATATTCCAAGTATTGGCCCAGCGATATATCAGCAAGGTCGAAAGGCACGTCGTGCAGCTTATCGTTGATGGTTACCTGCATGGTTAACCCTCCATGCTTTTCAGTTCTTCGGTAAGGCTTATTTCATCGGCATGCAGTGCGTCCATCTTGGCGGCCAGCTCGTCAACCTTTTGTTTTGCTGCTTTTTTCTGCGCAGCAGTGAGACCGTCCGCATTGGCTTCAGATTGTGCTTTGTTGAACGCTGGGTATGTTACATTCTTTTGTGCTGCGATGTCTTCCAGTAAGCCTTTTATTTCCGCAATCCTGGCTGCCTGTTCAGCGGCCAGGACATTGGGATTATCTGCTGCTGCAGCAATCCTGGCCGTTTCAGCGATGGCTTCGCGCACTGTGTTTAAAAAGTTACCATCAATCTTCGCCGGTTCGGTGTCTGTAACCGGTAGTCCGGCTTTTTTACCCACAGCACGCAGCTCGATTTCCGAATATGTATCCAGCAATGCATCATTTTCCATGCTCGGCAGCAGCTGGTACAATTCTTCAGCTTTTGCTCTAAGCTCTGACACAGCTGCCTGTTCAGCGGTCTTAACAGCTTCTGCAGGCGTAAGAGAGGCCCCTACAGCGTGCGTACTGGCAACAGGCCTGCCCAGTACATGTGTTAACGGTTTACGGCCGCCAGGCTCGGCGGTAGCCAGGTCTGCACCGACCAATGCAGAAAGCATGTTGATTTCTTTGTCCAGGCTGCTTGTGGCGCGCAGGCAGAATGTGCGGGTGGTGGAGTGTGCCAGGTATTGCTCGATATCTGCCTTAGCAGTTTTCAACGAAACAATAGCAGCTTCGATGTTTGTTTTCTGTGGATGGCTCATTACTGAAGTTTTCGTGAATAATTATTTCAATACAAATGTAATTAAAATAATTATTACTTATCTTCACGTTTCAAACACAATAATGCATTTGGTGATGTAGTGTTGATGTGTTAACCGGCCATGCAGTTTTTGGAAAAGCCACTGAAATCAGTGGCTTTTTTATATTTGGTCCAGTATGGACTTTGGCCCCGGTGTGGCTGTGCGGATATTGCCAGTGTTGAAGTCGAAGTGTACGCGCAGCATGGAGCCGTCGGAAAAGTCTGGCGACCGGCCGCGCAGCAGGGTCTTCTGTTCTGACTTGGGATTGATTTGCTTTTTGCCGTATTCATCCTGTTTCGTACTACGAATGGCACGGTGGTCTTGTTTGATAAGGTCCCGTACATCGTACATCCTACCCTTCAGCTTTATCTTCAATCCAGGGTAGCCATCGATATAAACGTTGTCGGTGGACAGGGCCATGCTTACCTCATCGTTGTTTACCTTCTCGGCATACCGGTAGTAGAATTGGGTTTTCCTGTTTTTGTAGTTCTCCTTTACCATTTCGCCTCGGTCATTTCTGGTGCCGGCATCTTCCAGCGGCGGGGCGTCACCGGAAAAGCCGATATAGCCGCCCAGCTTAACCACACCGCCACCCACGCCGTCCTGGTCAACGATTACCTTTCCTTTCGGTATAGCGTAGCGCTCACGCTCCTTTTCGATTACATCCACTGTTTCCTGGGCGTCGGACTTTGAGAGTATAATCAGCTTAACTACCTTCCATCCGTACCATATCCATATCGTTTCCAGGTCTTGACCAAACCGGGCGGCATCGCAGGTGATGTAGCGCTGATTGGTATTGGATGGGTAGACGTTCGAAAACATATCAGTCAGGGCTTTGGCATTGAATAGACAGTTCGGGTCTATCTTTATTTTCCAGTTTCCACCTAGCAGGCGTATCTTTTCCACCTCATCCAGCGCCATCAGGTTGCCCAGGTATTCCGGATTTTTCTCGATGAGCTTTTTATTCTCATAGATGCTGCCGGGAATGAATGTGAGGGATTTAACAAAGTGCTCGGCATCGATCACCTGGTTTGCCGGGTTCTCAAATATGTGCGGGCATTTTGATATCACCTCCTCCTTGGTATCTCCCCAGACAAACTCGTCGTTATCAACCAGGAAGTAGCGTATTACTCCAATACGCTCAGGAATCGGATAACCGTAACGCGGGTTGAGCTCACCATTCTCCAGGCGCTCGTCCTGGTCGATCCACCATTCTATCATATCAGCAACAAAGCTATCAGGGTCCGGGTTGCATGATGACCGTACGTAAGGCTTAACGCCGCAAACGGACCGGTTGCGGGAAAGCATGTAGATAAATTGCTTTTTGGTAAAGTGGGTAAGCTCGTCGAAGATGATGAGGCAGTACTGTGCACCCTGGTGCTCATATATGGTAAACTCATGCTCCAGGTGGCTGAACTTGAATAGCGCACCGGATGGGAAGGTCCACCGAAGCTTCTGCTGGTTCGGTATGCCTGCGAACAGCGGGTACAGCTCGCTGGCTTCATCCCACAGGCCACCCGGGTTGGTAATCTGTACGGTGGTCCTGCGGAAAAAGATAGCGTTGAAGCGTGCCACATCTTTATGCCTGAGCGGCTCCAGCAGCTCCGCAAAGGTTTTGCCCACGCCGGCACCTGAGCCACCCACCACAATGTCCGCGGATGATGACAAGAACTTTTCCTGAAAACCAGGTTGAGGCCTAATTTCCCGCATTCTTCACCTCCCTTCCGTTGGATGGCATAATTAAAACGGTGGCATTGGTTTCTGTTTGAATAGGTCCGCCGTCCCTGCCGGTGTGGCGTGCTTCCACCGGTGCATTATAACCCATGATTTTACAGATCGCCTCCAGCGCGGTAAGCTTGTTGAGCAGCTTTACTTTCTGCGTTGTGCCCAGCACCATACCGCTTTCCGGCTCTTTTACGTCGTAGGATTCGATGCCAGCCATTACTGCTGCAACATCCTCGTCCAGTTCATGTATGCTTTTCAGGCCACTGTCAACGTTATAGGCTTTGCGGATATCGAAGAAGGCAATTTTGGCGAGCTCTTCCAGCACGCGCTCCTTGGTGATGTGAAGTTTTTTTGCGGATTCGGCAATAACGGCTTCCTGTTCACGCCTGCGTATGGCTTCAGCTTCGGCCAGTCTTTTATCTACTGTTGGCCTGGCGGCTGTCATCCACTTTTCGACAGTGGATTTACTGACACCGTAAGTTTCAGTAAGGTTCCGTACTATTTCCTTGGTTTGCGTGCCCAAAAAAAGAGCATCAGCCACCAGTTCCACACCTTTTTCCCTCGATATTTTACGGTTTCCTTTCTGCACACGTAAATTTAGCTATAAAATAATTATTTTAATTACTTTATAGCTAATGTTTTGTCTTGCAAGTATGAGCAGATATTTATATGTTTACGCGGCAACACTCATAAATTATGGAATTTTGGTTTTATGCAGGCGTCATTTGTGCAGCTCTAACCTTGATATTAGTTGGTTACTTAAACTTTTTGAAAGAGAATTCCCAGTTCCAGAAGCTAACCCGTCATGGGCTGTTAATCGCTGCAATCGTAGGCGCGCTTATAGCATTGGCGACTAGTGTAAGTGGCCATATTGCAGCTAACGAAGCCGATGCCAAGCTAAAAAATGCCAGAGATACAATAAATTTATTGCTCCATACAAATCTGGATTCATCTAAAAGGCTTTTACAAAAAAGCGACACGGCCCTGGCTACTTCTTTAACTATAATAGACAGTTTGAAAAAACTTTCCCTTTTACAAAGTAAACTACTGGATAAAGAGAACGAAATCTCGGTCCAGGCGAAAGAGTATGCTTTTCAATCAATGGGCGATAAATCTGCCCCCAAAATAATAATACGGCCGGTAATTCAAAACCTACCTGCGTACACGAAAACACTTATGGAAACTAGTTTCCAATCATTTATGTATTTAAAGAACACTGGTAAATATCCTATCGTTTCAATTAATTACCGAATTGAAGATATAATGGGTCATCCTTATGAAGGTTTAATGCCGCTAGGAACTATCGCTTACTTAGGGCCGGGAGATTCGGTAAAAATGTATTCATCTACCCAGAAGGTTAAAGAAAGTTCATTTGCTGGATACATTGCCTCTATTTCCTGGCGTGGAGGAAACTATGTCTATTATCCAATTTACCTAATTAATGAAAATAACTATACAAAATCAAAGGAAAGCTTTACTATAAACGGGAAGCCACGACCGTACAGAGATTTTTTGAAAGAATAACGAAAAAAAATTCAGCAAGATTTGCCTTGGTTATTTGTCCTGCAGTTTCCATGCTTACTACAGCTAATCTTCTGCTTACTTATATCTGCAATTAGGTTGCTCATTATTCCAATAAAGTAAATGGGATGTTGTTTAATATCCCAAAGCCGAACATAACGTTTACAGCCAGGATAGCTACACATCCACTTAACCAGTCTTGATTTTGGCATAGCTCAATAATCTTTTGCATAACGAAATATAGCCCCACCTTTCACGAAGCCATTGTGAGTAATCTGTTTTATCGCACCGTCTGCCGCATCTATATCATGCACTGGCAAAGCGGACTTTTTGGTATGCACTGGAAAAAGAACTGCGAATATAAATATCGTCGTTATCCTCATCATTGTTTTGAGTGCAGTATACTGCAAGGTTATGGAAGGTATTTACGGTTTCCCGTTATCTACCAACGCCGTCCGAGATAAAAGGTGTATAGACCATGCACTACGCCCGGTCGAATTAATTCAGGCATTTTCAGCTCATACCCCAGTTCGTACATTTTTTCGTAGCTCGAAGATGCCACATTTACCCATGCCCGTTGCCGGCGATGGCCGCAGCAGCAACCTGTTGTTTCAATCCCGTTTTCCCACAGCTCCTTGATACACTCAACTATGCATGGGTCAATTGAAACGGTCGGCGGCAGGCCATCTTTCAACCGGCGAACTCTTTCAGCACTATGCTCTGGCAGCTGTAGCGTCACTTGCTGGGCATTTCTTTCGACAATAAAGTCGGCGGTACCCATATCAATATGGCAGGTGCAGGTATATTGTTTCATTGTTTTGATATTACGACAACAGCAATAACGTTTTAAATTCCTCCCTGATTTCAGAGATGTTAACACAGGGCCCTTCTGTACCTGCAGCCAAATGTATCAGCTGGTGAACAATACCCAGGTCACCAACTGTGTTGGTGATTGATAACTCTTTAAGGTAGCTGATAATACAGGCGAGGTGAGCAGCCGACAGTATGTTTTTCATAAACTCGTCATCTGTCATGACTAAAAAGCGAGCATAATGATCTTTCAGCTCGCTGTAGCTCAAGGAAAATTTTCTGCCGTCAATTAAATAGTCCATGTTTGACTTCTATTTGTTTTTTGTTGCGAGAAAAGAGGTTTACCGATCAAATTCGATTACCCATACCCATGGATTGGCTGCCCAGCTGTCTACGCCGTTAATACTCTCCCAAAGCGATTGGAATGATTGTTTTGCAGTACGAAGAGGCATGATGTTTCGATAATTCTTCCATTCTTCCCCAGATCGACCAAAGCCACCGGCTGATATTCTTAGCACACCCTCAGCCTTGGCATCCGCTTCAGATATATCCTGGAGCCGCTCAACACTATAACCTGTCACCCTGAGAAATACACGTGCATGCTTTCGGAACATGAACCGGGCCAAGCGTTTGTGCCAGTATGGTTTTGTAGGATTGCTTTTAGAGCGCGCTGTGAATATCGGGAACGCCATTCCCGCAGTGTCGAATCTAACTTCCTCGGTATCGCCAACAAACTCCCATTTCTGTTTACCGGTATTAGTCAGCACGTCTTTAACCGGCTCCCAATGGCCATACCTGAAATGTTCTTCTCTTACCCATAACACTGAACCGATTCTGCCAAAAGGGAATGGAACTACTGTGCCATCGCTGAAAAGTGCCTGCCCGATAGTATCATATCGAACAAATGTCGCCGTTGATGAGGGCTGTTTCAGCAGGACACGTCTGGTTTGTGTTTTAAGACCGGCCAAAATGGCTTTTACTAGCTCTACAATAAAAGCTATTGCATAATGCTTTGGTGCTTGCATTAGTAAATTTTGTTTTATATATTTAATGAAAAATGATGGACGACTTCACAACTACATTTGAGTTCGAGGGGAAGGACAGAAATATTGAGGTACGCGTTTCTACATCCCGAATGCCACATTTCTATTGGGCTACTATTGCTGATCCCGAGCTGAGCAGTGAATACCCGAATCCTTTACAAATTTCCGACGATGGTAATTTTATTTCAACGGGTATTTCAAGCGGAGCAAGAGATTTAGAGATCAAAACGGCTATCTGGCAGGCTATAGATAGCTATAGGCTTGCCAAATTGAATGGACTTTGAGGTATTTCATTCCATTTCCGGCCGTCGTGTAGGCGGCCAGTTTCAAATTTTTTCCGCTGTCTAATCGTAGAAGCGGTTAGCCCAGGTTGTTCGCGTAACCAGCAGTGGTTGGGCTATGAGGTTGTGAATGAAGTACCAGAATTTGCTTTTCATGATTTATTCCTTGCCCATTGGGCCGGTTAATTCGTTAATAAATTGGATCCGTTTTCTTCAATATGTTTATAAAGCGTATTGCCCGATTTGGTAACAGCATATGGCAAAAACACCTCAGGCATGCTGGCAATCTCCGCCTGTATAATGGCTAGTTGAGCTTCAACCCAATCCTTAACGATTCGCCAGGCTACACGAAGCGCCTGTGCATCCGTGCATTGCGATCTAGGTATGTTTTTACTTTTCAGCATAGCTCGCTTCACGCCGTCATAGTTACAAGGCAGGATATAAGCAGCAACGCTACCATTCCAGCTAAGGCAGAAAGTAAGAGCGACCGGATCACCATTGGCGTTGTGGTCCAGAATAATTTTAGAGGCGCCATTCTTAGCAAGCAGCTGCTGTATTTCACTAACGGTTTTATGGCTGTCTATTTTTGTTGTGTAATTAAGGATTGCCATTTTGTTGCGTGCCGCGCCCGTTTGGATTTACATTAATTAATTCCTTTGCCTGGTCAGATGAAAGGCCACCGCCTTTCACTACTTCGGCCAAAAACATTTCTATTATCTGCACAGCAGCTTCCTGCCGCTGCGCAAGCGTTCCGCCACACACAGTAAGCATTTTTGTAGCTCGTGCTGTCAATTTTACTACGTTGAACATGAGTTGTTTTTATGAAAATTATGTATAGGAGAAGCAGGATAAAACCGGGAGTTTATCAGGTTTTATCCTGCTTTCGGCAATGGAAGCCTATTGAGTGGGCCACAGGGACTTATCAATCTTACTTTCAAATCCCCCGTATGGAGAATGCGGCAATTCATCAAAAGCCTTTTTTGCTTCATCTGCAGTTAGGCCCCCGTTTCGGATAACTGCATCTAAAAAGCATTCTAATGAATGCTTAGTGCAATTGAACCTTTTGTTTGGATCAATAATGTCAGACCGTAATATTTTATAATCTATTGCGGCACCGATGCTTAAAATGTTCATATGTTTTAATTGCCCTTCCGGGCCGGTTTATTTTTTTAAAAATGTCATCCAGATAGTTCGCCCATGCTTTCCGGACGTATGGCCAAAAACAGGCTCCTGTGGCAGCAATGGCATTACATCGGACAGCTTTACGCTTGATTCGCTCCATTTAAATACCAGGACGCCGTAAGGTTTCAGCACACGCAAACACTCCTTTAAACCTTCCCGTATATCATCACGCCAATGGTAGGACAGTATGCCATAGGTTTTGGCCATTATTGAAGACTTGCCCAGGTCATGTATGTGCGGCGGGTCAAATGCTACCAACCTGAAAGTTTCGTCAGGAAACGGTAACTGGGTGAAGTCCAGGACAACATCAGGCCTTATTTCCAGCGTGCGCCCGTCTATAAGTTCGTGCGTTTCGCTGCGTATGTCCCCATATATGGCGTTTGGGTTGTTCTTATCAAACCACATTTTCCGGGCCCCACAGCAGGCATCAAGTATCAGCTTATCTTCGATCATATAGGTTTGAGTTATGCCCTATGCAGGGCGGTTAATGCGGCTTTGCGCGCCATCTACATAAAAAGTCGGTTCACGCATTGCCTGTTTTATTTTTCCATAATGTTTTTTATACAGTCCATCCGCAACCCTTTCCAGGTATTGCTGGCGCTGCGTGGCGGTACTCAAACCGCTATACTTTACCATAACCTTGTCAACCTTCACATTTCCCAACATCATCACCAGGTACATAAGCCTCTATAATTTGAATGATTGATTTGTAATTCAGTACTGTCACCCGAATAACCCGCCAGCCCAGAGCCTGCGCTGTGTTGTACTTTTCTGTATCGCCAGTAAACCCGGTTATCGTTGTGTGGCGGCTTTTGGCACTGTTCAGCCCCTCGTACTCAATTCCTATTTTAAAGGCTGGCAAGGCGAAATCAAAGCGCCATTTACGCTGCTGATGGAACCTAAATTCCCGGTATAGCTCAAATCCGAAAATCATACACCAGGTACTCAACTGCAGATTCATCCAGGCCACTTGTTTGGGAACCTTAGCCGATAATTTCACAGAGGCAGCCGGCTTTTTTGTTACCTGGTAGCCGCGAATTTTGCCGACGCTTTGCAGCTGCTCAATTTGCTTAATCGTCCAATTCTTCATTAAAAAGGCATTTCGTCGGTTAAATCATCTGGTGCTGCAGGTTTAGGAGGCTGCTGCGAGGTAGGCGTCGGCACAGGGCGCCAGCTACCCCGGGCAATATTCCTCTGCCCTTCATAATCCCTGTATTGCTCCGGCTCAAACCAGGCCTGTATTCGCAGGTCAGTGTTAAATGCCAGCTTATCCAATGCGCCATTCCTGTGCTTTTTAATGTGCAGATCGGCTAGATTCTGCAGTGCTGGGTCCACGTCGCCCGCAGCCTGCTGGTAATCGGGACGCGTTAGAAACATCACCATGTCTGCATCCTGCTCTATCGCTCCGGATTCTCGCAGGTCGCTCAGCTGCGGTTCATTTCCTTTCCTACCTTCCACCGCGCGGCTTAACTGGCTGAGCGCGATGATGGGAATGTTCAGCTCCTTGGCCAGCTTTTTCAGGTTGCGGGATATGGTGCTAATTTCTTGTTCACGATTTCCCTGCTTACCCTCTACGGTGCCGCTCATTAGCTGCAGGTAATCGATGATGATAAGGCCAACACTGTGTTTATTTACCAGCCTCCTGGCTTTGGAGCGGAGCTCGAAAATGTTCAGTGCAGCCGTATCGTCAATGTAGATTGGAGCCTGTGCCAGCGTATTTGCCGCGGACTTAAACCTGGATAATTCAAGATCATCCATCCGTCCTTGCGTAATTCTGTCCAGCGGCACCTGGCTTTCCCGCGACACCAGCCTATTCATCAGCTGGCCAGCACTCATCTCCAAAGAGAAGACCGCCACAGCCGTTGGCTTCAGGTGATTGATAGCAGCCTTTCGAGCCAGCTCCAGGGCAAATGCTGTTTTACCGACAGAGGGGCGTGCTGCCAAAATAATCAGGTCGGGTGCTTGCCAGCCTGCGGTGATCCTGTCCAGCGCAGCAAACCCGGTTGGTACGCCGGTCAAAAAATCACGGTTATGCATTCGCTGCTCAGCTTCAGAAATAATGCGGGCTGCCAGGGCTTGCGTAGAAGCATAATCGCTTTTTAAATGCCCTGTTGTTATCTTGAACAATTCGTCTTCCACCTGGTCGAGGAGGTCGAACGGATCGTTGCTATCTTCATACGCATCCGCTATAATTTCCCCGCCTACACGTATCAGCTCGCGCTGAATAAACTTTTCAAAAACAATACGAGCGTGGGCATCAAGGTTAGCAGATGATGTAACACCGTTGGAGAGCTTTGTCACAGCAAACGGTCCACCAACCGAATCCAATTCTTCACAGCGCTTCAGCTCCTGCACAACGGTCAAAATATCTACAGGCTGCGACCTGTCAGTAAGTCGAAGGCATGCGCCATAGATCCGGTTATGGGCATCTACATAGAACATCCCCGGTTTCAATATCTCCACAACCGTGTCGATGGCAAACTTTTCGATGAGTATTGCACCCAGCACTGCCTCTTCAAGATCTCTGGCCTGCGGTTGTATCTTACCATATACCAGAGTGCTTAAATCAGCCTTGCCCGAGTTCACGCGTTCTCGCCTCTGCTTCCTGTCGCTTTTTGAGATATTCGTCTGTTGCGTTTGCATTGCTTTGCTGGTTTAATTCTTGGCTTTTAGGTTGATAATTACCCTCCAGTATCTTCAGGTAATTGGATTCGTTTTCGATGATCCAGTCAAACCCGAACCAGGAACTGGTTAGCAGAAACTGCGACTGGCTTGCCATCGAGAGTATATCCAGAAACTTGAATGAGCGCTCGTGTATCCTCACCGAAAATTTTTTTATGCGTGTACTGGTGATTTTGCTCACCTGTGCCAGCTTACGTTCTTTTGCAAAAAAGTTCCAGAGGTCAACGTAGGGGTGTATAAGCGTTGGGTTGTGATCCCTTATGTACTCAAACACATCCCGCTTGTTTTTATTCACCGATTGATACAGATCCTGCTCACTCACCCCGGTGGAAACCGGGATAGTGTTTTCTTTTTCTACTTCCTTTTCGGTTTCGGTTTCAGCCCGGAACTCGTTAACGATTTCCCGGAAGTCGGTGCCAGTTGGTAACGGAAATTTTGCGCGCGATTTGTCAAGCCGCTGACGGAATTCTTTTATCTGTAAGAACCACTTGCGGTTGGATTGGTAGAGAACAATCAGTCCGGCCTTTTCGCACTCAGCGATCCAACGGGAAATGTCGGCCTCTCGCACAGCATCTAATAGCAAGGGAAAAAGATTTGCCTTCAACAGGCTCACGTTCGCGTGAAAACATCCATAATCATCCGCTTTCATGATCAACCGGGTAAAGAACCGTTCTGCTTGTGCTGACAGGTTTTTCATTTTTTCACTATCAGTCCAGTCTCTTAACATTCGGTTGGGCATAACTATAGCAGGGGTATTTGTTTGGATTTTTGGTTATTAACTTCATCCTGGATCAAATGGTCCACCTCTCGTTCGAGGCGGCGGGACAGGTCCAGGTCTGCCCGGGCGCGGTATTTAAAAAACTCTTTCTGCACACCGCGCATGCGCCGCACCTTTTCAAGAAGGTGGTTGTACTTTTTCTGTAATTCTTCCTGGGTCATACACGTAATTTTTTACAGTCCGAAAACAGGCCATGATTTTTTGGGGAGATAGCTGCGCAGCATGGCCTTGTCCTGCTCGTCAGCTTCTTCGTCATAGTCTCCGCGAACAACTGCGTCGCTGATGTCCTGCAATTCAGGAAATGAAGACAGGTCTGCAGCCAGTTCCATTTTCCCACAGATTACATCATCAGGGTTTTTGTAGTCGTGGTAGCGGTTGCTTTTTGCGTTTTCGATCAACTGGTCATATTTACCAGTAAGGTTTCTCTTCTGAAGCTCAGCAACAAGCTCTTTGTTGGTTGATTTTTTTGCCATCTATGCAACTTTTTTATTGGTGAAAAGATTGAGAAGTTTGCTGACCACCTGCATTTGCATCTCATCGCTGGCGCCGGTAATCGTATTGCCGATATGGCGTTTTTCCTGGATGATTTCGTACAGGCGTTCATCTATGGTATTGACGCCGTTGAAGTAGGTGCACATCACATTGTTCACCTGGCCGATACGGTGAGCACGGTCTTCACACTGCACACAATCAGCATACGTAATAGGGTATTCGACAAATGCTACGCGTGAGCTGGCAGTGAGGGTAATACCCACGCCTGCTGCCTTTATGTTACAAACGATGAGCTTGCAGCTGCTGTCATTTTGGAAACGATCGATATTTTCCTGCTTTTGTTGAGCGCTGTCGCGGCCGGTAACCGTGACAGCGCCGGGAAATAATGAAAGCAAGGAATCAACAATTTCATAGAGGTTGCAGAACACAATCAGCTTTTCATCAGCTTCGAGTACTTCCTGAATGAACTCCTTGGCCTCAGCTATCTTTCCGCGGGCAGATATCTGGCGCAGCACATTCAACTTCAGTAAAGCCTCGCCGGCCATTTTTTTATCGATCTGCTCGCCATTAAAGCCAGACCCTTCCAGCCACTGCTTCAAATCACGTTCAGCTCGGTCATATTCAGCCCTGGTGGTTATATCGCACTCTATTGTCTGGCGCTGCTTTTCCGGCAGATCTTTGGCCACGTCCTTTTTTTCTCGGCGGAAAAAGCAGTGTTTGCGCAGCAGGTAATTCAACTCTCGCAGGTTATTGGCGCCATTACCGCCTTCGCAATATCTTTCCAGGAAAGCAGCCTTACCGCCAAACAGGTGAAGTGTGCCCATTATGGCCAGCTGTGGCCACAGGTCCTTTGGCTTGTTGATCACCGGCGTGCCCGACAAAAGGAAACGGTGTTCCAGCCCTACAAACAGACGCAGGATAAACTTGCTCTGATTGCTATTCGGGTCTTTACACCTGTGGCTTTCATCCAGGATGCCAGATTTAAACATGCCCATGAATGGTTTCAGGATAACATCCTTGGCCGCCCATGGCTTTTTCTTACCTGTTTTGGTTTTCTCCTGCGGGAATGATTCGACAAAAAAGGTGGGTATAGATTCGTAATTAACGATGACCACATCAGCCAGGCCTGCAGTAACATACTGGTGCCAGCTTTTCTTTTGCTGTGCGCTCATCGTGCTATCCAGCACCATCGCTCGCTTGCCGGTAAATTTTTCCCACTCCCGCTTCCAGTTGTACTTCGTTGCCGCCGGGCATACTACAACACAGGGAAAGGAATTCAACCCCAACACGCTGGCTATGGACTGAAATGTTTTGCCGAGGCCCTGCTCATCACCGTTCATACACCTACGAAAGTTCATCATACCGGCAACACCCTGGCGCTGATAAGGGCGCAGTATTGCATCTGGTTTTAGCGGCAGTTCGACGGACAACTGAGGCAGCGGATCTACTTCGCCAATCATTTCTGGTTTCAGCGCGTCGGGCACAATGATCTGCGCACGGTGCGTTTCCCGCAGCTGCAGTACTGCATCCCGGCTGTTGCCGGATACCCACCAATGCTTTTTGTCGGCGATGTAGCGGCGATCACTGGCCGGCAAATCCTTAATGGATTGAAGGTTACGCTTGTGCCAGTGATCCCACTCCCATGTTACAATGAATTCGTGTCCGTAGTCGATAATGCGCATGCCTTGCTATTTGTTTCTTAAACCACTTGTGAGTAATGCCCATAGTTTACGTTTGCCATGCGGCGTAGGCTCGCCCGCAATGAGTATTCTGCCTGCATGGTCATCAAAACCAACACTTTCACAAATAGCCCGGGCCATGGCTGTATTATTGAAGATGAGCCCTTTGCTCACAGTTTCTTTTTTTCTCAGCACAAAACCATTATCGTGAACGATTTCCAGGTACCAGTCTTCAGGATGCTCTTCATCCTGATAAATAATTATCTGTTCACCATCAATCAACTTCAGCTGCTCCACTGCACCTAGGCTGAAGTTGAATAAACCTGTTTTCTGATTGAGGGAAACCGCTGATATAACTGCGGCGCCACCACGGAGCGGAACTGTATTTTCCGCATTAAACTCTTTCAGTTTCATTCGATATTTTTTTGTTGTTTACAAATCGGCCTATATCGCCAGCGAAAGATCTTCTTCCTGGCCATCTTCAGGCATATCCAGCTCTGGCTGGATCCAGCGGGGTGCGGCCTTACCGTGCATGTACTTATCAACTTCAGCGCGGAGGTCATCAATAACCACCCGCAGCTCATTAATGAAAGGATAGTCGTTGATCCACTTGGTTTTTGGAGTATCCAGCTTTAAGTAATCGCCGGTTTTTAAGCGTTTGTGTCCAGCCAATGTAACACCCTCGTTTTCGCCGGTTCCGTCGATTTTGAAAGATGTAACGGTAAACCTGGACACTTTGAACTCCATGCTTTCCTCGTTGTGCATGCTGGAATCATATTCCGCTATGTCTTCGATATCGAGTACATCTAACGGGTCAATTTCTTCACAGATAACAGCAAGGTGAACGTTAAGCCGGGCGAAGGCCTTTTTCAAATCATCGTGAACCAATACAGATGATTTAATATTAACGGTGTTCGTTGTGTTGGGCGCCACCAGGTGATCATAGGTGTAGTTACAGAATTCGTCCTTCAGAGCGGCACTCATAATCTGAATTGGCGATTTTACCACCTCAACACCCTGCTCGTCCACCGGCGGGGCAATCTGAATTTTTGTTGTTTTTTTTCCCATTTATAATGTGTGTTTAAAAAAGCGAACATTGATTACTCGGGATGGGTTGTGGCCGCTTGGTGCCGGCCCTGGCAGGAGCTGCATTTCGTACCGGTGTAGGATCAGGCAACCGATCCGGTACCGTTGCAGGGCAATGGTTCACCAGGTGCTCCGCCCTGCAGGTGAACCTGAAGCCGTTACCATCTTCAACTATCGCTACACCATCACTATCCATCCGTTTCACTGTAACCTGGGTGCCTGCGATGCCATACACACGACTGCTGCAAAAGCTCTTTATGGTAACGGCCAGGTACATCATATTTCTATCTCCGATCCGGCAAGCAATTGCCGGGTATATAGGTCAATGAAATGCTGTTGAAACGCACGGGTGTGATCGTCCATGCCGGTATTGTAGTGCTCATTTTCTTCAACAATCATTGTGATAATATCGAAGAGTGGCCGCTGCAGCATGGTATTTGAAACCATGATCTTTTTGGTATCCATCACCACTTTGGCCAATACCATGTTGTCTTCAAAGAAACCGTACACGAACTGCAGCTCCGGGTGAATCACATACCCACAAGCTTCCAGGATGGTAAGTGCCTGCTTCACTTTACCTTCGGTTTGCTCGTTGTGGGCTTCGTAGAAATCACTGAGCTTCGAGGCTACACGCAGAGCACTGATTCCGTCGAACTGCTTTGAAAGAAAATGAAACAATTGTTTGGGAATCACCAGCAGCGTGCTTTCATCCGGTGTGTTGCCGCGGTCCTTTATTTCCTTGAGCACCTCGGGGTGTATGATCTTTGCAGAACCAATAACATTACGCCAAGCCTGGCCGAATGATTGGTACCAGTTGTAATCCATCTCACCTTCGTAGTGACTTTCTGTTACGTTCTCCAGGAAATAGCGGGCCGCGTTCTCGTTACAGTTATGCAGAGCGCAAACAACTGCGTAACTAGGCGAACTACGGTATTCACGCAGCTCGTTAATTTCCAGGAATGATACATCGTAAGAGAAAACGCCCTTCTTTTCACGGTTTTCGTAAACCAGCACACCGCCTTTGTAAATACAGAGGTGATCACCCGCAGGGTATAATGCGCAATCATTACCCTTCCAGATTGGTTCCTGTTCGTGTATAAAATACCTTGACCATTTGTTAACGACATCCTGCACCTGTCGATCTGCCTGGATGAAAAATGTAGTCTTTCCTTCGGCACCTTCCAGCTGGTCTGTTATCTCTTTAACAGCACCACCTTCGTCCAGGGCGTTGCACCATAATTCGCGAATGATCATCCATGCGGTCCAGTCTTCACCCATTTTGGTTGTGATTGAGCTGCGGTGGCCGTTGATGCAAATGATTTCAAACACTTCATCGCGGATCTCTTCTTTTTCAAGGTCAATTCGCACCTGTTGTGTGCCAGCAAAAATTTTAAAGTCAAGGTTGTTTCTGAAAAGAAAGGCGAGGGTGTATTTAAGGCCGGTGCCGAACTGGCCGATCTTGTGTCGATCGTTGGCTTTAGTGGTACCGCCCATGAGGGCTACCAGGCGAATGTCCAGTATGCCATCGTTTTGAATTTTTAAGTACTTCATTTCTGTGTTTTTTTGAAGGTTTTGAAATAGGCAGTTTCGGCTGCTTCTGGACCATTTTTGAAAAAACAGTCAACATACGCGTCCAATGCATCAAGCTCAGTCTTGTCCCTTTGTTCAGTTTGTGCAAGCCATTTCTTCGGCTCCCAACCTCTTTCCGGTTTAACAGGAACAAAAGGTGCCGGGGTAACTTTTGGAAGGCCAGTACTCAGGCTGAATACTTTTCCTTCAATGGCACTATAGTAGAAGCACTCGCCAGCATGGCCTGGCTCTAGTGCATGATCAGATTTGCATTGTGGGCAATATTCATACTGCTCATCACCTTCTGCATCCTGAGATTCCAGGGATGACCAATTAACGCCGCATTGGTTACAGAAAGCATACGCCTGCTGCTCCCGTACTTCAATGAATATTTCTTTATTACGTACCATGGCCGGTTAATTTTTTTGAGTAGAAGGTGCCAGCAGCTTCTTTAGCTCCATGTAGCGGCTGTTACCGGCTGCCTTAAACTCCGGATCATCTGTAACGAACGGCTGCAGTGTTTCCTTGAAAAGGCGTAGCTCTTCAATAGTCTCGCAATTTCCCAGCTTCGTTATGGCATCACGTATTTCAGCCTGCACATCTATTCCAGTCTCGCACCATTCTGCTATCATTTTTCCAGTTTCTACAGAAGGGATGAATTCTGGCTTTCCGGCAAACAACCCGGTTCTGTCTTTGGAAGCCGTAGCGTTATGCATAGCATCCAGCTGTAAGTTTATTGTCAGTTCATACTCAAAGCCCTCTCGTGTAATCTCCCGTAAGCCGTTCTTTTCAACTTTTGTTTTCCCTCCCTCCTGAATGATGTTGTAATCCTGTTTGCGCCGTGCAGTAGTAATCATATGGCAGGGGCTTTGTAGGATTGCATTGATGAATACCTGATGGCGCGGAGTAAGCTTAGCCCATTTGGTTATACTGGTGCCCGGCATATTGTCGGCTGCTTCCAGAATACCGCCTGATCCATCCCACTCATGCGTAATGCTATCTACAATAATTACCTCCATACCAGCAGCATGGCAAGCATCAATTGCCTGGATATAACGTTCAGGCGTGAACGGTGCAGAGATTGGAACAACATTATACGAACCCAAATGCGCGTATAAATCTGCACTGTTGTTTTCGGTATCCACAACGGCTATTTTATCCCAGTCACCACAAAGTCCGTAAGCAATCAGTAATGCCGAAAAAGTCTTACCACCTCCGCTTATAGAAGATAACCCGAGCCTGATTTTGGCTTTCGTTCTTGTGGCTTTGCGTAATTGAAATGACATAAATTTTAGTGTTAAGGTTTTTAGGAAAGCCAGGCTGGCATTACACAGCCTGGCTTTTAATTTAATCCACTTCGGCTAAGGCGCTAGCTTCTTCCACAACGCCTTCATCACCTTCAGTTTCGTCGTCGCCCGGTTCGTCAATCGTGTCAACCTTTGCGTTCAGCGCAGGGTCGCTTGAATTGCCGAAAATGTTTTTGCCGTGCACTTCGTTTTCGCCGGCAATAGTTGTTGTGTTCTCGTTCATGGCATCCAGGTTAACCGCCACCTGCAGGTTTTGATTTTTATTGATCTGATTAATGAAAGCGGTTGTAAGCTGATCGGCCGCGTGCGCTATTTCTTTTGCTGATTGCGCGTCAATTTGAAAATCGTACGCCGGTACCATGTTTGCCATAAAGTGAAGCAGCGCTGTCTGTGCGATTGTCATGCCTGGTGCTGATGCATCGCCATGGGCCCAGCCATCTTTCAGGCGCGGACTGGCTGGCTCGTTACCCGTCAATAATTGCGTACTTTTCATTTTCTTGCTTTATTTTTTTCAATCCCTCGGCAACCATATCGAGCAACGATTCTGATAAATCCGAACCTGGATATTTTTGAGCAAAGAGATTTACCTTTTGGAGCGCAATGGAAAGCTGGCCCGGCGTTTTGCAGCTTTCGATTTCCAGCCGCACGCGCTCGTAATCGAACAATCTTTTTTTCATAATGAGAAGTTTTAAAGGGTGCCCCACCATGAATAGCAGGGCCATCAACCCTAACCCTATATTATTGATTGGATATTGAACTTATTATTGCGGGACCAGCCTTTGGAACGTATATATCACCGATAGGCCAAGCATTACTTTTCAAAGCGTGCTCTACGCCGTGCCCGCATATCTGCTGCAACAGGTGGGCGTAACGCTGCGCGAAAAAATCTTTTTCAGGCTTTGTTTGCGCTTCCATGTAAAGCTTCAGGCATGCAATAGCCTGTTGATGGTAGTGGGTGTGCAGTACAGGCGTGGGATCATTTTGTATTGGCTCGTCACGCTTGCGAAGAAAGAAAACCATTCTTACGGTTACTACTGCCACAAGGGCGATGAATGCACAGATTTTAAACCACATGGCTTTGATGTTTTTGATTACTGATGATGTTACGTAGGGAGGAACTACCAGCAGGTAAATGGTAACCAGTGCGCACATAACAATGAACGCAGCACCAACAATGTGGTAGTACAAGGAGAGAGTGTAGAAAAGTTTCATGGGTGTGTTTTATTTGATTGTGGAGGAAGTGGAGACGGTGTTTGGAGGTTATTAAATCGCCGGTTTTTTCGTTCAAGGAGCCTTGCGATTTCCGCATCGCTCAAAACCTTTTTTTTACTGCGTCCTGTAGACACAGGCTGCAGCCTCTTTATTAACCTTGCGGCGATTTCCGCAGTGCCCACAGCCCAGCTGTGTAGCGCCTGCAATTCTTTTATTACTTCGGTATCTTCGATAACCTGGTTACTCATGTTGTATTGTCGTTAACCCCATCAGGGATGGTTTGTGAAAGAAGTAGTTTCCCCTCATGCTTTTGCGCCAGCAACCATCTGGCAGAGTGCCTGCATATACCCGGTTCATCATACTTTTAGCCGTAATTCCTTTGCCGCCGTTTAAAAGCTTCCTGGCTTCATCAAGTGTTATCCAGTTAGCCGGGTCGAAAAGTGCGAGGCTTGCGCGCCGGCTGATCAACTTTTTTCGTTGTGCTATGCTCATATAGGCTGAATTAGGGTTAACTATGGAAGTATTTTTTAGGGGGTATTGTGAGTACCGATGACCGGTAATACTTTCGTTTCAGCAATGATAAAAGATCGAATCTTATCAACGTATTCAGCTTTACCGGCACCACGTGTTAAGATGTTTCTGATTGTGTCGGGAATAATTCCTGTCTGTTGAGAGGCATACACCAGGCAACCATAGGGCTGTGTCAGCTGGCGCAGCTTATCCTGCTCTGCAGGAGTGAGGTCCTTATTGTTCTTACGGCGGCTTTTTATTATCATTGCTTTTGTAATTGTTTTACGAAAACAAAGATTGTCTACTTTTCCGACATTTCAAAGCAAAAATGTCGTTTTTATCGAAATTTAGACAATGTCTAATAATCCGACATTTTTAAATGAGTTATTCTGAAGACATAAGCGATTTGTTGAATAAAATCAAAACTGATTTTGGATTCACTCAGGAAGAAATTGCCCAAAGATTAGGGTATACGAGGACTTACATAAGCGACATATTGAAAAAAGGCGGTAACCAAAAGTTTTTAAACCGTCTTGATTCATTCTACAATAGTCTCGGTATTGCATATAAAAAAGTGTCGGAAAAAACGAATAATGAAGTTCGAGAACCGTTCGAGGAGTACACATCTAATAAAAAAGAGCTGCAAGGAAGTGACACTACCCTGCAAGCGCTTTTTAAATTAAGTGAGGCAAATAATACTTTGGCCGAGGCAAACAAAGCATTAGCTGAATCCAACCGGACTTTGGCTGACAATAATCGAGATCTGGTGCAAATGGTAAAAGCTATTGCTGGTGGTTCCTCAGAAATTCCTGCAAGCGTTGAAGCCAGATTCCAGGCCCTTCTGGAATTAACAGCCGAGGTTGCTGCAGGGAAAAATTATAAGTCAGTGCAAGAGGCGTCCGCAGATATGCACAGGCTTTATAACGTGTATTCTGGTCAGGATATTGGCGTAAAATAGGGCATTCAGCTGCACGGGGACATAGCATGCAAATTGAAACGGTCGTCATTTCAAAGCAATTATGGGAATCAGTAATTAAGAGTTGATGTTATACAGGAAGTGTCGGTGCAGGCAGGCTTATGAGACTATAGGTTTTATATAGGTCAGGGCCACGCTCCAGTGCTTTATTAGTTGTGTGTTCATCTGGTAATGGAGTTGGTGTGTTGAATGATTTACAAAACGAATATATGAGTAAGAAATCAATAAATACTAAAAAATTTAGTAATCGTAGTGATTGAACAGAATGAACAAACATAAATATTTACAAATCAATACGTTTTAACCAAAACTCACAATTATGGGAAACTTAGCAATCCAGGAAATTTTGCTGATCATTGTCGGCGTTGCCATTATTCTGTATGTTAACAAACTTCTTATCGGCTGGTACTTTGAAATAAGGAAAAGAAACCGGCTGATGGAGGCTCAATTAAAATTGCTTGGACAGATCGCTGCTGCCAGTAATGTAGACAAAGATAAGATTGCCGAAATTATTACTGAAGCCACATTTAACTAGGCAATTACCTATGAATAAATTACTGTTTCTCGCTTTGCTTATACCTGTGTTATCTTTTTCGCAGCGTGTGGAATTGCCATTAAGAGACGGACACCTTATCTATGAGAAAGTAGATAGCATACCCGGGAAAAGCATGTCCGAAATCTTTCTGTCCGCAAGGCAGTGGGTTAATGATCATTTCACTCAACCCAAGGATAATCTTCAAATAGATGAAAAAGAAACCGGTAAACTGCTCGGCCGTTACTCGTTTGATACTTATGTAGATAAGACATTAGCAATTCATAATTCAGTCATTGTAACAATTGAATGTAAAGAAAACAAAGCAAGGGTTAGGCTCTTAAGTTTCGATTTTATTGTTGACGGCGCCAAAGAAAAAAGGCGAGTGGACGAGGTAATCCAGGAACAACAAAAATCAGGCATAGATATATATAGCTATGAAAATTGGGGAGAATTAGATGCTGCTGCAAAAAGTATTCTATCTGGCATTTTCAATGCCTTGAAAATAGATGACAAGTTTTAA